CACATAAAGGATCTATCGCCATACTCATCAATATGCCAACGATCTCCATCCCCGTCTACAAAACTTTCTCCACCATCCAATCCATCAGAAATAAAACCAAAAGGAGCCATATCTTGTTCAATTTGATTTTTCTGTTCATCATATAATCTTTTACGAACATCATTGTCCGTCATTTCTTTAAAGTATGGTTGAGCAATTAACCATGCAAAAATTACCAGACACATTGCAAGGTCATCATTACAACCATCTTCAGCTTCGAAGGAATTTGACTTTTGAATAAATGTTGTGAGTTCACTGATAGTATCGTAATCCTTAATAATAAGTTTGTCACCTTCAATCAATGTCTTGAGATTCATGCATCCAATCTTTTTGACATTTTTAGACATCTTAACTCCCATCTGAGATTTCTTTCCAGAAAATCCCTGACCAACTAGTTGTCCTGCACGACCTCTCATGGTACACATGAGAACATTGTCATATTCCAAGTCCATGTGGAGAATCTGACCCACTTGTTCACCGATATCATTAACTTCTACAAGAATGTATGCTTTGTTATATGCAACTGCAAGATCTTTAATGATGCTGGGAAACAACATTGGTTTGATTTGGTTGTCCCTATATTTTGCTACAAGACGATATGGAAATGCTGTTGTATCACAAATGGTGAATGCAGAGTAATCTTTTTCCACACCACGAGCTACATCCACTGTTAGAACATAATTGTGATCTTTCTGTGGTTCTTCAAAAATGTCCAAACCTGCGTTGGATTTAATTGGATCATCATATACTAAGGATCTGAGTTTTGATGCAGATACAAGAGTATCAACAGATCCTAGGAATTCACATTCAAACTCAACCTTAAACTGTTGTTCGGATGTGTTTGCAATAGTCTGGGCTTTCCACTTATCGTCCCTGCCAGGGACTTCTGACCAATGAACGTCCGTGGGTATATATTCATTCTTACCCCGTTCGGCGTCATGCCAAATGCGGTAGAAGTGGTTCATACCCTTTGGGGTGGAAACAATCAGGACTTTTGTACTTTGACCTGACGAAATAGTAGGATAAACAGAGGCAAAGAATTCATCAGCAATGTGATTTGGGATGAACGCGAATTCATCCAAAAAGATGACATTATATGATCCGCCTCGGACAGCAGATGCAGAAGTAGACGCTGCGATAATTTTGGAACCATTTTCTAGTTCTAACGATCTTTTATTCCATGATACAATACCTTGTTGCATCCACTTTGGTAGTTTCTCATATGCAAATTGTAATCTACTGAGTAGATCTTGTGCAGTAGATGCTTTGTTGGCTAGAATAGCTATGTTGACATTATCATTAAAGACCGCATAATGTAACAAATATGAAACACAAGTTGTAGATTTGCCTGTCTGTCGAGGCATTCTACAAATATTGAATCTATTCTCATGGAAATTAGTGATTAATTTCTCTTGGAAAGGATACATTTTAAAGGGTATCTCACCATAATCAAGAGAAACAATCTTGATATAATTTTTAGCAAAATATACAGGATCATTCTTGCATTTAACAAATTCAAGAACTTGTTCCTGTGTAAATTCTACGGCTACATTAGCCTTCTTGAGGTTTGGGTTCCCCAAATAAACTTGATCAGACATAATCATAAAATTATAATTTCGCTAAACTTGATACGATCTCTTGTTGTTTGAGATAAAGTTTAAAATAAGCTTTTGCAAACTCTATTGCTTCTTCTCTATCCAATTTATCTATAACCCTTGACTGTTGTTCATAAACTAACATCTTATTAATATCCGAAAGTTCAATATCAGAAGGGTCAATGTTCATTTTACTTACCTTGAATAACTACAATTGGTTTAGATGGATCGGTAGGACTTGGATACCACTGCAGTATAACTGCGCCTGGGTAAAACTTTTCAATTTCCGTTTTTACTTCATCTTTAGAGGGTCTCTTCATATTTGGGAAGAAGAGTTGAAGATTCATCATTGGTCTACCTCTCCAAGAGAAAAGTATAGTATAAACATTACCAGTAGATTGTATCCGTTGATAATCCTCGTTTGTCAATTGTCCAGGTTGGATGACTGAATCTGCAAGAGGAAGTGAGGGTCCACTCAGTTTCCTGAGGGCAGCAGACTTTTCATTAGGATTATTAGTTCCTGTTGCAAGATTTCTAATCTTTGCTTGTTTCTGCGCCTGTTTATGTCCAGAACCAATTTCAAAACTCATTCCTTCATTCGCAGGATGAACTTTTGCAATACTATATGGTTGTTCTGGTGATAATGATGCAGGAAGTGAGAACATTTTCCAATATCCCTCACCATATCTACACTCCTTCATCGTCTCATTCTTTTTGCACTTAGGACAATATCTTTGAACTTCGCCCATTTCTTGAAGTTCAAAAGATTCTTTTTTAGTTTTATTACCCCAGTTCTTTGCGCCAACTTTACGACATTTAACCAGAGCACCCGATGCATATGCAGAAGGCCAAACCTTGTAACGGGATTTTACCTTTGAATAACATGCATCTTTTTCTTCAGTCGCAACCATTTTAGCCTTACCCTTTCTGTCAGGATTTGGATCTTCTTGGTTCTTACGACGGAATGCACTTTCCTCTTCCTTATCGGAGAGGTCTGCCTTCATTTTACTTGAACCACACTTTGGTTTGGTTGTTTGTCCAGGTTGTTTTGCACAGGGTTTTCCTGCGTATTTACCACCCAATTGAACCCAACCAGGGGTGCCATCAGAAGAGCGACTCTTAGTAAACCAGTCACGCAAAGAATCATCACCACTCTTGTTCCCTTCATCAATAGAATCCTCCTTCACGCAATTGGGAACTATCTTTTCACCCTTCTTTTTCATTCCAACTCGTTTGTACCCATCCCAACACTTTTCTGATACTGGTTGAGTAAAACTCTTAAACTTATAATCACTACCTTTAATAATATCAACAACATGTGCAAAAGTATTGCCATTTGCATCATGAATTTCTGTCCATTCTTCCTTCACTTTCTCCATCTTTTTGAGTTTAGAGTAGTAATTAGGAATCTCATCTAAATGTTGCAATGCAATATCCATTGCTTCATCATTATCTGTAGTATGTTCATGTTCAACTTTCATCCCCATCTCAAGTTGTTTTTGGATAGTTGATGGAGACACATTATGCTTTTTTGCGATTTCTTCTATCGACTTATGACCTTTGAATCCTTCTCTAACTTCTTTCTTTCTTTCCGTGTCATCTTCTCCATGAGAAAGATGATCAGATACAGTATCAAGATACTCTGCAGCTTTTGTGATCTTTGACTGTACCCATGCCTCAAGATCTCCTTCACCTTTGAGTTTGGTCATTAATCTGGTGATAGCTGCTTGTGCAGTTTTAAGTTCTCCACGAGCCATGGAAAACTCAAAATCTTCACCAAGAGGTGCGATTGATTCTAGGTCTGCAAGAATAGACCATTCCTTAAAGGTAAGTTTATCCATTTATCTTTATAAGTTTCCTATTTTTATTTAGATGTATCTGGATTCATGGAACTCTTCAAGAACTTTTGGAGTTCTGCAGTGGATCCTAAGAATACTGCATTATTAGTGACATTAGTTGGTACAGATCCCTTTTGTTCTTGATTGATATCTTTCATCTTCTTTTGGAGATCAAGAAGTTTGTCGGTAACATCTCCAACGTTTTTGATAAGTTGACCAGCAACCTCATATGCTCTTGGGGAATCGGATTCTTGTGCAAGTTCTAAAATACCATTAATTGCTTCTTGGCCCTTTTCAATAATAGAATAGAGTTGTCCCCTAGAATACTCATAATCTTTTTGAAGTTGATCTGCAGATCCTTCAATTTTTTTTATTTCTAAAGATGATGTCTTAACAATCTCTGATTTAATTTCTGTCGGTTCAATATCTAAAGCTTTATCAATATCTTCAAAGTTCATACATCAATTCCTTTCGTAGTGCTATAGACTTTACCATCTGCAAAATTGTAACGAGATTCACTAAATCCAAAATCATCATCCAGATCAATTAACTCATCATCTGCACTATTAATAACATTAACTGCAGTTCCAGATGCATGAGTCATAACAGGAGTATTATCTTCGCCTCTATTCACTAATAACGTATTTCCTGTAATCTTACGAATGAACATCGACTCTTCACCGAGCATAATATAAGATTTTTCAATTAACACAGATGCATCTACAACATTAAATTGTGTAACCTCTTCAGAAATATCTTCAGAAATTTGAGATATCTCATCATTATTATAAACTTGTAAGGCTCTAGGTTCTGCTACATATCTTAATTGTCTAGATGCATTTACTTTATTGGTGTTGGTATGATAATCAACTTGAACTTGTTTAATTATGGCTTCATTAGGAGTACCAAGAGGTCCGAATAGATATGTCTTTGCAACAAAATCTAAAGTATAAACTAAAACTCTTCTCGTAGTAAAATCACCTTCATACTGATCATCCATTGCAATTCTTTCAAGAATCATTGGAATATCTCTTTTTTCTCCAATACTAGAAACTAAATCTACTGTAAGATTAAAATGAGGTTGAAAATATGGTAATATCTGTTCTACTACTTGCAATGCATCTTCATTCAATTTGGACATTATTGAGAGTCTAAAGTTTACATTATATGGAACTGGCATAAAAACTTTTGTCACTTCATTATTTGTCTTATCTAAAGCTTTAAAAGTTTGCATCGTAGAAGATTTTCTACTAGCATCATATGATATTCCTGTCATTTCAAATGACATTCTTGGGAGAGTAATTGCAACTCTTTTCTTTAGATCAGGTACTTGTTCAATTCTCGCTAAAAACTTTTGAACAGGACCGTAAGCAATAGGTACAGTTAAGATACTGAAATCATCTCCAGCATTATCTTTATGTTTGATTTGAATATCATTGAAAAGAGTACCGAAAGCCACAATGGTCTTTCTCAATATTTCGTGATAAAAATAATTTGAGATCATTACAAGTAATTATGGAGTAATAATTATTTAGTATTCACCAAACGGGTTCTTTTGACTGAAATCTACAATTTGATCTGCAGCTAATTCAATTTCAATATTTTCTGCATATGCATCTAAGAATTCATTAGTTTGTACAGTTGATACTTTATAACTTGCAGCTACACCAACTATAGATTCTCCTCTTGCAAAAGTTCCGTCAACAACAGAAAGTTTGAGAACTCTATTTACATAATCCCAACTCTTAACATATCCAGTAGTGCCTGTTCTAG